GGTCATGTATGAACGACTGTTGACCAATGGCGACATCACGCTGTTCTCACCACATGATGTTCCTGAAATGTTTGATGCTTTCTACACCGATGTAGAAAAGTTTCGTGAACTGTACGAACGAGCTGAACGCAATACCAAGCTTCGCAAAAAAACAATTCCAGCAGTGGAGTTGTTCAGTCGTTTTATGCAAGAGCGCAAAGATACTGGACGTATCTATTTGCAAAACGTAGACCATGCCAACAGTCACGGTAGTTTTAAACCCGAGCTGGCGCCCATTCGTCAAAGCAATTTATGTTCTGAGATTGACTTACCCACAAAGCCTTTGAACGATATAAATGACCCCGAAGGTGAAATTGCTTTGTGCACACTTAGTGCATTGAACTGGGGTGCGTTCCGTGATCCTGAGGACATGGAAAAGGCATGTATACTAGCAGTACGTGGACTAGATGCATTGTTGAGCTATCAACATTATCCCATATTGGCTGCACAACTAGCCACAGAGAATCGCCGTCCACTTGGTGTTGGTATTATCAATCTTGCCTACTGGTTGGCCAAGAATGATGTCAGCTACAGTGATCCAGCCGCACTGGCATTGGTTGACAAATGGGCGCAACACTGGAGTTATTTTTTAATCAAAGCCAGTGCAGACCTTGCTGAAGAATTTGGTGCATGTCCCAAGTCTAATGAAACCAAGTATCATGACGGAATACTGCCAGTTGACACGTACAAGCGTGAAGTAGATGAACTTGTGGCACACGTGGATGCTGTGGACTGGACAGGCCTGCGTGAACAACTCAAACGCACTGGTATTCGAAATAGTACCTTAATGGCACTGATGCCAGCAGAGACATCGGCCCAGATTAGCAACGCCACAAACGGTATCGAACCCCCACGTAGCTATGTTTCAATTAAACAAAGCAAAGATGGTGTACTCAAACAAGTTGTCCCTGAGTATCGTCGCCTAAAGAACAAATATGAACTGTTGTGGGATCAGAAATCGCCCGAGGGTTATTTAAAAATCTGCGCAATTCTGCAAAAATACATTGATCAAGGCATCAGCGTAAACACCAGCTACAATCCTCAGCACTACGAAGATGAAAAGATTCCCTTGAGTGATATGCTAAAGCATCTTGTGATGTTTTATAAGTATGGTGGCAAACAGCTATATTACTTTAACACATATGATGGTTCGGGTGAGATTGATCTTGATAGATTGAGTCAGAAACAAGTGTTAACTGAATCTGTTAATACCCCAATACAAGACGAAGACGAGTGCGACAGTTGCACAATTTAATAGGATAACATGAGCGTTTTAAATTTAAAAAAAGATCGTGATCATACACAAAGCCTGGCCTTTCTTGACCCCGAAGGTGGCATCGGTATGCAACGATTTGATACACTGAAGTATCGACAGTTTGACAAACTTACTGACAAGCAACTGGGCTTCTTTTGGAGACCCGAAGAAGTCGATGTGTTGCGTGATGCCAAGGACTTTAAAGATCTTACCAGTTACGAACAACATATTTTTACCAGCAATCTAAAACGCCAAATCCTATTAGATTCTGTTCAAGGTCGCAGTCCCAGTCTTGGCTTCTTGCCATTGACCACATTGCCAGAACTAGAAACCTGGATCACTACTTGGACATTTAATGAAACTGTTCATAGTCGTAGTTACACGCACTTGATACGTAACGTGTACTCAGATCCAGGCCGGGTGTTTGACGAAATGTTAGACATTGCTGAAATTGTAGATTGTGCACACAACATTACCAAGTACTATGATGATTTGATAGAATACAGTTTGTTGTATCAAGTGTTGGGTGCGGGCACTCACACTGTGAATGGTAAAACTGTAACAGTTGACACATACGAGCTTAAACGTCGAATATGGTTGGCAATTGCCAGTGTCAATGTGCTTGAGGGTATTCGATTCTATGTGAGTTTTGCGTGTAGTTGGGCATTTGCTGAACTTAAAAAGATGGAAGGTAACGCCAAGATCATCAAGTTCATTGCCCGAGATGAAAATGTACACTTGGCATCCACGCAACAGTTGCTAAAAATATTGCCCAGTGACGACCCCGACTTTGCTCGTATCAAAGAAGAAACACAAAGTGAAATGATCAAGATGTATGAACTTGCTATCAAACAAGAAAAAGACTGGGCTAAATTCTTGTTCAAAGATGGCAGCATGATTGGATTGAACGAGCATTTGTTGTGCGAATATGTAGACTGGATTGGTAACAAACGCATGACTGCTGTGGGATTACCCACTCAAACCAAAGGCGGCAGTAACCCACTGCCTTGGACGGCTAAATGGATTGCCGGCGCTGAAGTACAAGTGGCGCCACAAGAAACAGAAATTACATCTTACGTGATTGGTGGTACCAAACAAGATGTAGATTCAAACACATTATCAGGATTGAGCTTATGAAACTCACAGTATATTCAAAAACAGTTTGCCCATATTGCGTACAGGCAAAAAATTATCTCAAGAATAGCAATATTGAATTTGAAGAAATTAATATTGAAGACACACCACAAGCACGTGAATATATCATGCAAGCTGGGCATCGTACTGTACCTCAAATCTATTACAACGGCAAGTTATTTGTTGAAGGTGGTTGGCAAGGTTTAAGTAAGTTGAGCGTGGAAGATATCATGCGTGAAATTGAACTGCGCAACGAACTTTCTAATGCTAATGTACCCTTTTAATTTAAAGAAAAACACAATGAACATCGAAAACAATACAATTTATACCTTAAAACTCAGCACCGGTGAAGAGTTGGTGACTAAAGTAGTTGAAGTAAATGCTGATCATATCATGATCGAGCACCCTATTCTTACAGTGATTAGCCCACAAGGTCTGCAAATGATGCCCGGACTATTTTCTGCAAATCTTGACAAACCCGTGAGGCTAAATAATTCTAGTTGGGCCATGATTGCTGAACCACGTGAAGATGTTCGCAATAGCTGGATCCAAGCTACCACTGGAATTACCACAGTGAGCAAGCAGATTATCACAGGATAAAGTACAAGATGCCCGCAGTATGCAGAGTGAACGATAAAAACAACAACCAACCGCCTGGGCTTATACTAGGCGGCGTCAGTTCAGTGCAAGTCAATGGTCGACCTATTGCAGTTGTGGGCAACAAAATTACTCCTCACGGCAAGGGAAAACATGCCAGTGCTGTGGTGCAAAAAGGTAGTAGCTCGGTATTTGCAGGCGGCAAAGCAGTAACTTATGTTGGAGCTACCGATGATTGTGGACACAACCACATCAGTGGCAGCGGCGATGTGAATGTGGGTAGCTAACCGTGGGCGCATTATCAAGTGTAATGAGCATTGCAGGTGCCGGTCTCTTACCTAACCCACCTGGTGAAGTTGGTGTTTCAATAGCGGCAAACACAACTGCTATTAATCAATATACAAACTTATCAATTGTTGGACAATCAATTACAGTTATCAACTCAGCAATTGTTCAACGTGTAGCAAATAATATTTCCGCGGCCACTCTGACTGGTATTACTAGTTTAGGTAACGGCACATTCCCTGCATTAACTGATGTTCCATCTGCGGGCAATGTTGTGGCTAATTTACTAGTTGGCGGCACGCCAACAGCAGTGTCCTCTGTTATTTACACCGTGTCTGACGCTATAAATTATGATGTTTTACAAATTGTTGGAGGCGATGACGCATCTAAATTTTGTCAAACATTCCAGTCTGCACAAGGGTACGTGGGGCAGGCAAATGCTCTGTTAAATTCTGTAAAAAATGCAGATATACTTGCTCAGACATTTGACCCTGCTACTGGTGGAATGAACACCTTGAGTACCGGTGGTTTAAACCAAGTCAGTGGTAACTTATCTGCCTTGGGCACTGACCTTACAGAACTGGGACAATTAATTAACTTACAGCATCTTGATGATTTGGGATTACCTGGTGAGTTACTGGCGCAAATAGGACGTGTTACCAATGGTGGTATACCGGCAGTGACAGAATTATTGCAGGCTGTAAAGATACCTGATGAAAAAATTACCAGCTTGGGTCGTGGAACAAACACCTTGACTTCTCAAGAAGAAAAATCGGCCTACACAGTCATGGTATCAATTACAGGGGTACTGTTGTCACAGGTAACAGCTATATTGGGAGTACAGGTATCAAACATTACCAATATGGCCCAATTGCTAAACCCCAAGTTGATTCTTCCCACTAGTTATTTGTCTTTGTTGTGCCCCACTACTGATAAATTAACTTCTCTTCT